CTTTTTATATGGTCTTTGGGTAAATATTTACAAAGAGTCAGGATATAATTTTTATTTAGAGCCAATACAAATGAAACTATTTGACTCTAAGTGGAAAAGATCAATCAATAATTTTTTTAGAAAAGAAAAACGGAGAAAAGAATGATTAGAGTATTTACGATTTTACTATTCTTGTCAGGCTGTGCTTATACACCTGTTTATGACCCTGAGGGTTCTCAAGCAAAGAACTTTTATGGAGATTTACAAGAATGTAGATTTACTGCTCAAATGCAAATGAGTGGATTTGAGTATGGTTATCACGAGGAAAAAGTGATAAAGACTTGCATGGAAAACAGAAAGTATTCCATTTTAAAATAAGGAGAAAAAAATGCAAAATATAATAAAAACTATTTACGACAACAGTAAAGATGGGAGACCTAGCTTCAATATAAAAACTGAAGATGGTAGAACTCTTTATGCAAATGAATATGTTGATCTTGAAAGAGGAGACAGTTTTACTTGCGATATGTCAGAGTTGAAAACCTCAGCTAAAGGTAATCAATATTACAATATTAGTAATGTAAAAAAACTTGGCGATATGCAAACACCACCAAGTTATGAACCTGAAGATGTTCCAATGCATAATGGTAATGGCAACTTCAACTCAGGTCTTAGAGTAGATGCTAGTATGTTTATTACAGGTATTGTAACGAGAAGCATGGGGTCAGGTCAGTTTGGAATATCCGATATTGACCCACTTACTGCTGAAGCTGTCAAAGTACATAAAAAGTATTTTGGTTAAATATAAACGCATATTTCTAAAATATTATGGTCTATCTGAATATGATACGATTATGTGCTGGTACTGTGAGAACAAGGTTGCGGTTGATTTACATCACATTGAAAGTAAGTCAAAGCAACCTAGTCTCAAGAATGAAGTATCAAATCTTATCCCTCTATGCAGAGAAGATCATGCTAACTACAAAATAATATTTAGAGAAAAAGAAAAACTAAAACAAATTGTAATGGAGAAGATGAAACATGGGAAATAAACTTAGAGATTATGAGTCACAACGAATAACTATGGAAGTAGATAAAGAGTTGCTGAACAAATCAAAAGATAAAGTAGAGAAAGCAGTTGGTATGGGTTCTTTACCTTATCCAAAAGTATTTCATTATATTATGAAGAAATTTATTGGAGAAAAAGATGGCATTAAGAGAACATAGCAAAAGAATAACTACTTTGTATCAAGGCTGGTTAGCACCTGTTCTACATAAGTTTGTAAAAACAGCTAGGAACAGCAAAGCTAATTTAAAGATTATTTATCAAGACCAATATATGATAGTTCCTCTAAATAATTTAGAGAAACCATTTAAACAAACTAGAGTCCCTGATAAATTTATTCAAGGTAAAATAAACAAACTCTATTATTATAAATGGAGTCCAATAGATACGAACCAACCAACATTATTAGATGGAGAAAAAAATGACTAATGTAATAAAATTAAACCCAAACATTGAAAAATTTAAAATAGAAATAACTTTTGACTCAGGTTTTATGGAAGTTATTAGTTTAAAATATCCAAGATTATTTAAAAAATTAAATGGCTTATCAAAAGCTGATTTAATAGCAGATTTACAAGATATGCTAGAACAAACAAAACAAACATCTTTAAAAGAATATTTTGAAGAAGTTAAAAATGGAGAAAAAAAATGATTGATTTAAAAGTATTTGAAAAGTTTGAAACAGAAAGAAATATGCTACCATTTTCGTCAAGCAAAATTAAAACTTGGAAAAATAACCCAGCACAATTTCTTTTGACTTATATTTATGGATATCCAAGAACTACGAACCATGCAATAGAAAGAGGTAATGCTGTTGAATTTGGTTTGGAACATTTATTTACTAAAGATGCTAATGTTCAAGAATGTATAGATAAAGCTAAAATTTATTACAAATCAGCAACAGCTTTATTAGATGGGGAAGATAAGCAATATGACATGATTGAGCCAATGGTAAGACAATGCTTTGATGTTTTTGTTCAAGATGAATGGTTTATGAGTTTTCAATCATTTCAAGGTCGTATTGATACAAATATATTAGGAGTTCCTTTTTATGGCTTTACCGATTTTGTTTTTGAAGATGATATCAATAGTATTACTATTGTAGATTTAAAAACAAAACAAAAATTTATGCCAACGCATGATGATATTTTACAAATGGCAATTTATGGCAAAGCTATGAAAGAAAAATTTATGGAAAAAAATATTAAAGTAAAACTTTTAATTTGCACCCCTAAAAGGTGTGAATTTGTAGATTATCTTCCTAATGCTAAATATTTAAAAGAAATAGAAATGCAACTTAAAAGCTGTGCTAATTTTTTTGATGCTTGTAATGAAATAGATGACATGAAGAAAATAATTGTTCCAAGAATAGATGATTGGATTTGGAATAATAAAGAACTCTTAGAACAGCGAAATGAAGTTTGGGGAATATGAAACTTACCCATGTTGTTTTTGTGGAAGAGATTACATAAAAGATAATATGATGGATATGGTAAACCAAGTTACCTACAACAAACTAACAAGAGATTTATTCATGGAATATGAAATAGATTGGGATTTTGATAGAGCTTGTATAAAATGTTTTAATTTAAAGATTGGAGAAAAAAATGGCACAAAAAATATGGAAGATGGGAATAAGTCCTGATAATTTTATAGCAGATACAGTGAACCTAACAAATGAAGAATTAGGTTTATATTTTAGATTACTTTGTTATGCTTGGAAGAATGAAGCAACATTACCTAATGATATGGATAGGCTTAAAAGAATTTGTCAAAATGCTGATGAGAAGATGATAAATTATATTTTAGCACAATATTTTAGAGAAGAGGGCAAAACCTATTACTCAAAAGCACAAAGAGAAGAATTTAATTGGGTGCAAGAAAAGTCAGTAAAAGCTAGAGAGTCAGCAAATAAAAGATATGCGAACGCAGAGCGAACGCAAAGCAGTAATAGTTATAGTAATAGTAATAGTAATATAGATATATTTAATAATATATGGTCAAAGCTAACTTATAAAACAGGTAATAAACAACAAGCATTTAAAGTTTTTGATAAACTAAAAGATATGCCTGAACCTGATGTGTTGGTAGAAAAATGGGAAAAGTTTTGTAGTTCCCATGATGATAAGAAGTTTATTCAACACTTTAGAACATGGTTAAATAATAAAGGTTGGGAGAACGAGCCGCAAAAACTAGATAAAAAAGATGATTTTGGTATAATGACTAGAGACCCATTTACTAATTTAAGTTCTTGGCAAAAAGGATTTAGAACCTTAAATGATACAGATCAAGATATTAGAGAGGCATATAGACAAGGTAAATTATCAAAAGAGGCTATGGATAAGATGAGTATTAGTGTAGAATAATATGATGGACGAAGAACTGAAAAAATTATTTATGACTATTCCTGATAGCTATGGAAAGTTTTCAGCTATTATTCAGGTATCAGGATTTGATACAGAGGAACAAGCACATGAATATTTATATCAGTATCACGAAGTCCAAAAAGAAGAAGTTTTAAGAGAGGGAATAACTATTCATTGATGGAAATAAAGTATTTAGAAACTAATAAAATACTACCTTACATAAATAATCCAAGAAAAAACTTAAACGCAGATAAGGTAGCTAGTTCAATAAAAGAGTTTGGTTTTCAACAGCCTATAGTTGTTGATAAAGAAATGATTATTATTGTTGGTCATACAAGACATCAAGCCGCTAAACTTTTAGGATTAGAAAAAGTTCCTGTATTAGTTGCAGACTTACCACCGATAAAAGCAAAAGCATACAGGATTGCAGATAATAGACTTAACGAGGACTCCGAGTGGGATATGGGTTTATTAAATATAGAATTTACTGATTTGTTAGATAATAATTTTGAGATGGAAAATTTAGGTTTTGACGATAAAGAACTTGAAAGACTTATTGTAGGTGATGAAAAAGGTTTAACTGATGATGATGAAGTTCCAGAACTTCCTAAAGAACCAAAAGCTAAACAAGGAGATATTTATAAACTTGGCGAACATAGATTAATGTGTGGTGATAGCACTAGTATAGATAATTTTGATAAATTATGTAAAGAAAACGCAGATATGCTTTTTACTGATCCTCCTTATGGTATGAGTTATGGAGGAGGAAGAGCCGCTGGAAGTACACCAAAAGGTGCTAAAGTAAAAGCTCATGGTATGATTTTAAATGATGATCTACAAGGTAAGCAATTAATAAATTTAGTAAAAGATGCCTTAATAACTTCTAATATGAAACTAAAAAAAGGTTCTTCATCATACATTTGTTTTACTTGGAGAACTTATAGTGAGTTTGAAAAAGCTTTAATTGAATCAAATTATAAAATAAAAAATTGTGTTGTGTGGAATAAAAAATCTATTGGTTTAGGTAATAGTCATTATAGACCTCAGCATGAATTTATTTTTTACTGTGGTGAACAATGGTATGGAGATAAATCTCAATCAGATGTTTGGGAAATGTCCAGAGGTTCTACTGTAAAATATGTTCATCCTACTCAAAAACCTGTTGAATTAATTGTAAAAGCATTAAAAAATTCTAGTAAAAAAGATGATATTATTATTGATTGTTTTGGTGGTTCTGGTTCAACATTAATAGCTTGTGAAAAAACTAATCGTAAATGTAGAATGATGGAGTTAGACCCTAAATATATAGATGCCATCATAAAAAGATGGGAAGATTATACAGGAAAGAAAGCAGAGTTAATAAATGGCTAGACCTAAAAAATATAATATTGATGGAGAACAAGTTAGAAAATTAGCTAATTATGGCTGTACAAATGTTGAGATAGCAGACTTTTTTGGTTGTGATGAAAGCCTAATCAGACATAGTTATTCCGAATATGTAACAAAAGGGAAAGCTGAGATGAAATTAAGGCTAAGACAGTTACAATGGAAGAGTGCAGAAAAAGGTAATGCAGTTATGCTTATATGGTTAGGTAAACAATTATTAGGTCAATCTGATATACCTTTAGGAGAAGATAGTCAGCCTTTAGAATGGTCTATTGATTAGTGCCTCTTAGTGAACCACAAAGAAAAGTAATATTATCAGATAAAAGATTTAGAGTATTATTATCAGGTCGTAGATTTGGTAAAACATTTGTAGCCTTAAATGAGTTAGCTAAGTTTGGTAGGTTTCCAAACAAAAAGATATTCTACATAAGTCCCAGCTATAGACAAAGCAGAGAGATAATGTGGAAGCCATTAAAAGAAAAGATGCTAGAGCATAGATGGGTTGCTAAGATAAATGAAACACAATTAACTTTATCTTTACGAAATGGGACTACAATAAGTCTAAAAGGTGCTGAGAATGAGCAAAGTCTAAGGGGTAGTGGTTTATCTTTTGTTTGTTTTGATGAGATACAAGACATAAAGCCTGAGGCTTGGTATGAAGTTATAAGACCTACTTTGTCAGATAAATATACTATGGGTTCAGCTTTGTTTTGTGGAACACCTAAAGGTTATGGTAATTGGTCTTATGAACTGTACTCAAAGAAAGATAGTGAATGGGAAAGTTTTAAGTTTACTACTATTGAGGGTGGTCAAGTTACTCAAGAAGAAATAGATCAGGCTAAGAATGACCTAGA